ACTTCAAAACACGTATTAATTATAAGCGTTTGGAGAGTAGAAAAATTGGAGACTTAGCTAGCAGACCAAAAATTGCACACGTTGGCGTAGCAGTTGCAAATCACGTACCTAGTGTAAGTGTGCAATCGCTCGACAGTGAACAAAGTGGAGTTAATAACAGGTTATTTATTGAAACACCTCCGGTAAATCCAGTTTCGTTGTTTTACTTCCAAGATTGGTGGAGATCTAACACACAGATGTTTGATCTTATTCACACTAAAGTGGAAGTCACTAGAAAAAACGTAGTAGACTGGGCTAGTAAGTTTAACGTAGCACGTAGAAACATTCTCATGAAAGCTTATGATGAGCTTCAAGGACGAATGGAATTGAATGAGCATGAATTAGAAGTCACAGCATTCGTGAAAGAAGAAAAGAAGGTTAATGTCACACCAAATGGTATGCCAAAACCCTTCACTCCACGTATGGTTGTTAGTCATTCAGACGAAGTTACTGTAACCTACGCACCTTTCGTGCAGAAAATTTATACCAATGTGAAGAGGTTCTTCACTAACAAACATCGATTGTACTTTCCATCAGGAGACAGTTCCGAGATGGTTGGTGAGTATTACAGGGAGAGAAGTATGGAGTGTTCTGAACCACTATACTTCTGTTTAGACGCAGAGAAGTTTGACGCTCATACAAAGGCAGACGTCTCAGCAGAATGGGAACGCACAGTCAATTTTGTGACTGATGATGAACCTCTTGTAAAATCAGCTATGAAAGCTGGTTCTCACTTGAAAACCCCACATGGTTATCATGTGGTCGTAGATGATGAAGATAAGCCCTTGTATAGTGGTGAAAGTGCCACTAATTTAAAAGGCTCTTTGATATCTATGGGTATAATCGATTCCAATCCAAACGTTCATGATATGATTTTAGGTGTCACCACAAGTGGCGATGATATAGCAGGAGTAGCTGATGTACCAGAGGGCAATGAAGAAGAATTTGTGCATTTATTAGAACATTATGCATTAACACTTGGTTACCGTGAGAAATGTATAGTATCACGTGAACCATATGGTATCGACTTTTGCTCTCGATTGATATATCCTATTACTGACACTCAATGGATTATGGGTAATAAACCTGGTAGGACAATTGCTCGTGTTGGGTGGCTATTAATCGGTCCACATGAACCTAATTTAAGAGGAGTGGTTATAGGGTTGCTTAACGATAATTGGTTTGTGCCAATTCTCGGTGATCTATTACGTAAATTACACCACTTGACGTCAAGTGAAAAAGCCAAATTTGGTAGAAGGGAGTTTCAGGGGTTTCACGTGGATCGGAAGTATGATGCCACAGATTTGACCTGGGATTTCTTTTATGCAAGATATTCAGCATCTAAAACAGAATCCGAAGATTTATTAACAATTATAAATGGTATTGAAAGTTTACCATGCGTCATACAACATGATCTTTTAGATCGTATGATTGCGAGAGACGAAGAGTAGCGATACAAAGTAGCCATACCCAAAAGCAATACTTATTGGGCCATTAAGTCTATCAAGTCTATATAAATCTTCACATATACAACAATTAGGAAAAATGCCTAAAATTAA